CAGCCCCGGCCCCAGCACCATTGGCCCCGCCTGCGCCACAAGCTGCCCCTGTTTCCCTGGCTGCAAGCGCTCAAGTTACGCCAACGCAGCAAGCTGGACGAGACAAAGACGCTGTTCAGATTTTGACGCAGGAGTACGAAAAAACACAAGCTCTAGCGCAGGCCGGTGACCCAAGAGCGAAAACTGATCTTGCTTCAATTGGCCGTGAATTGGCACGCAAGGGTGTGAATGTTAGTGCTTTACCTGCTCCAGCAGCCCCTGCATCTGCTCCTGCATCTGCCCCCATTGCTGCACCGCCTCCAGCACCGCCTCCAGCACCAGCAGCAGCCCCAGCAGCACCGCCTCAGATGGGATTCTTTGAGGGTTTAGCCGAGCAAATTACAGGGTCAAGACGCGCAACACCTGAGACGCAAACGCTCCCAGAGTGGACATCAATGCCAGAAATGAATCAGGTGAGCGTGGCATCGTTCAAATCTGCGCTTGGCACGATGATGAGCAACCCTAAGGAGACGGTCCAGATCCTGCAAGCCAATTTTCCCGGTGTCCAAGTTCGCCAAGATGCCAAGGGCAATTACCTGTTGCGTTCGTCGGTTGATCAAAAAGAGTATGCAATCACGCCTGGCTTCACAATGGGAGACATTCCCCGAGCGATTGGTGGCATAGCAGCATTCACACCGGCCGGCGCTGCGAGAACTATTCCAGGAGCGATCCTTGGTTCTGGTGCTACCCAAGCAGCTATTGAAGCAAGCCAAGCGGCAACTGGCGGCAATGCTGGTCGAGGTGAACTTGCTGAAATAGGCATGGCAGCGGCTACAGGCCCAGCAGGGCAAATTTTGCAGCGAGTTGGAGCGCCAGTAGTCCAAGCAGTCAGAAGCGGCGCACAGAGGGTTATGCCACGCCCTGGCCGTGCTCCTGCCCCACGAGTTGAACCAACCTTTGAAGCGCCACCTGTTACGCCAGAAGCACCACCTGTTGCACCAACAGCAGCACCGCCTGTTGCACCAGCTGCCGCCCCAACTGCGACCACCACCGTGACCACAGAGGTTGTCAATAATCTTGTTCAGAAAGCATCTGGCACGGGTTTTGGTGCAGCAGCAGCACGCAACAAGCTGGCCGATCTTGCACAAATCAATGTTGGAGCCAAAGAAGCAGCCGACCGACTTGGCATCAAACTACCTGCTGACGTATTCAGCGATAGCCCACAGGTGAGAGCAGCCGCAGGACTAACCCGTTCAGCCGCAGCAAGCGAAGCAGAGGCAGCATGGCGCACAACCGTTTCTCAGGCCGTGGAAAAGGCCGACGAGGTGATCAGGCAGTTTGATGCAACCTTTGTTGAAGGTGCAGTAGCGCCTGGTGTGGTTTCGCAGAAGATCAAAGACTCACTGACAGCAACTCGATCTGACCTAAATGCACAAGCAAGCAAAATTTACAACTCGGTTGACGAAGTAGTTCCCAAAACGTCAGTAGTTGAATTGCCAAAACTCCAAGAAATTCTTGCGTCCGTTAAAGCTGAAGTTGGCGAAAAAGGAATGTCAGCCGCAGAGCGCAATCTGGCCAAGATGATTGAAGATGGCAATGTCACGTATGGCCGGCTCAAGCGCGAAAAAACGCTAATCGGAAAAGCCATTGACAAGCTGGAATCACCATACGGCAGCATGGCCGAGGCAGACTTAAAGCGCTTGTATGCTGCACTTGCTGACGATCAACTGACAAACGTGGGCAATATAGGTGGCGAGGAATTACGCAAGCAACTGCGTGCAGCCAATCTGATTTACGCCAAAGAGCGCGCATTAGGTCAACGCATTGTGAATGCTTTTGGCCAGGACATTGAAGGCAGCGTGGCAAACAAAATGCGAACTGCCATCACAGGCGCTGCCAAAGGTGATGCGGGTGAGTTCAACCGACTGCTTAAAGCTGTTCCTGAAGACCTACGCAAAGAAACAATTGCCACAGCACTGGCATCCGTCACACGATCAGCCCGAGGCGCAGAAAAAGGCGGTTTTGGCTTCTCAGAATTTGCTGACATTTACCCCAAGTTACGTGCTAATCCGCCTGTCTACAAGACGATTGTGGAGACACTTGGCAAAGACTCAGCAAACGTGTTGCGCGATCTGTTTGAGGTATCCAAGCGCGTCACTGAGGCCAGGGCCAATGTGCTGACCACCGGTAAGGCAAATCAAGCATTTGCAAACCCTGAAGGACTTATTGGCAAGGTGATGGACAGCACTATCACTCAGCGCATTGTTACGACAGTCACAGGCATGGTTCCTGGCGGCGGTGCAGTGGCCCCTGACATTATCAAATTCATGTCAACAGGTGCAGAGGAACGAGTTAAAGCGGCCGGCAAGCTGTTTGCTGATGAGGCATTCCAAAAACTTGCAGTCGAAGCGGCAACCAAACTAGCACCAAGCGCAGCTGCCCTTCGTCGCACGGCCATGTCACAATCCTTTCAGAATTTTGCAGATGCAGTTAAGCTGCCAAAAGCACTTGATTCAAGAATCCAGTGGTTGCAGACTGCAACGCAAGCCGGTCGACAATTTGATCAGGAGAACCAGTAATGTCCGCACTCTCGATTCAACCACCGTACCCAGCATTTGCCGATGCTGATGGTCAGCCACTGGAGAACGGCTACATCTTTATTGGTGCTGCCAACCTGAACCCTATTGTGAACCCCATCGCTGCATTCTTTGATGCTGCGCTGACCATCCCTGCTGTGCAGCCAATCCGCACCTCTGGCGGGTATCCTGTGTATCAGGGTACGCCAGCAAATATCTACGTCAACAGTGACTACAGCATCCAAGTGCAGAATAAAAACGGCAGCGTGGTGTACAGCGCACCGGCTGCGACTGAGCGTTACAGCGAGGTTGTTTTTAATGCAAATGCAAGTCAGGTAATCTATGACCCTGCTGGTCTTGGAGCTGTACAAACCACAGTACAAGCCAAGCTGCGTGAATCTGTCAGCGTTTTGGACTTTGGTGCTGACCCTACCGGCGCAACAGATAGCACAGCAGCTTTTCAGGCAGCGGTAAACATGCTAAAAACAGTTGTTGTCCCAGAGGGAACATACAACATTACAACTGTTGCAATTACAATGCAAGGTTGCGAAATAGTAATGCACCAAAAAGCATATTTGGTGGTGTCAGGCTTTGGCATTCAGCGTGAGATTCAGCAAGTCACCCGCGCTGCGTACATTGCTGCCAACTCGACTATTGATGGTTACAACTACTACGACACCTTAAAAGTGTCTGGTGGCAATATCATCTTGGGAGCAAACGCTAACGGCATTACCGACCGCATTCCATTTTTGCAATACATTGGCGCACCTCCTACGCCAAGCAATCCAAACGGTCTGCAACCTTTTAAAACGCCAATGTTAGTGTCTAATGTTGCGTTTATTTTGCAACAATCAACTTCTCTTGGCATTGGCATCCACGGCGGCTGGGGCAGCATTGTTGAGAATTGCACGTTTACCGGGTACGACTGCGGCAAGGCCATCTACATCAATGGTGATGGTACATTCAACCCGAGCAGCCAGCCACAGCTAATTACTATTCAAGACAACTCCTTCAACTCCTGCACTCCAATTGATGCGGTCAAAGGCACTTGCACCAATTCATGTGAAGGGCTGAACATTCTTGGAAACAAGTTCAGCTTTGTTCAAGCCATCACGCTAAACGCTGTCAATGCGGCCAACATCATTGGCAATTACATCATCTTCAACGAGGAGTCCATGCGTATTGTGGACAGCGGTGGGGTGGTACTAAACGCCAATTATTTACAAGTGGCGCAGCAACACACAACTGCCACTCACGAGTGTGTGGTGTCTTTTGTGAACTCTTCACGCGCAACTGTGACAGACAACTACACGGTTATTGACAACCTTGCAAATAACCGTAGTGGGTTTGGTTTTTACACTAACACCAGCAACAGTTATTTCAGCATCCAGGTTTCTGATAACACATTCTCCAAAGGTTTGACAGGAGGAAGTGCAGTTACGTTTGCGGCATCAACAGCACCATTTACATTTGAGAATGTCAATATCTCTAATATTATTGCCCCATATTTTAGTTATGTTGTGAACTTTTTTAATGTGATAGGTGCTGATGCTCGTAACGTGTCAATTCGGGACTTGTTTACGGAAATTGGCGACGGGACAATTGCTAAAGTTGTAGCAATAAATACCGTTGATTTTTCGACTATTGATGCCCCACAGTTTTATCAAAAAGAAAAACTCTCTTTGAGATCAAGTGCAAATAATTCTGGCGTAGCTGGTGAGTGCATGGTGTATGCCCTTCCAACCACTGTACTTGACCCGACTTTTACAACATTGGTAACCAATTTTGTTAATACATCTAATTGTGTGTCTATTACGGCAGCAAACAATTCTGGTTCTATAAGAGTTGTCCTTGGTCAAAACGCAACACTTGCAACTGGCGCAATTGTCAGCGGAACTGCTGATCTTGAAATCTATGGCGACATTATTTAAGGAGAAATCATGGCACTAAAGAAAACAGTCATTTCAAAATTTGGAATGGAAATCAGTAACGCCTATCACCGCATTGTTAACGTCAACATAAGACAAGACAAAACAGCAATTGCGACAGTCAATTCTTATGTGACGGGATCGGTTGAAGAATTGCCTTTTGATTCAAAAAGTTTTTCATTTAATTTCAATATAGATGGAAATAACATTTATTCACAATGCTATGAACATTTGAAATCAACTACTGATTTTTCAAACTCAAGAGATTGCTAAAGGAATAATATGTTAAAAACTGTTCAATCTATATTTCCAATTCCAACATCTCAAGGTGGAACTGGAACTACAAACCCGCCAGCTTTTTCAGCCATATTAACTTCAAATCAATCACTTGCGAGTGGCGTTTGGACAAAGTTGGCAATGGCCACCGAGTTGTTTGACACCAACAACAACTACGACCCAACAACCAATTACAGGTTTACCCCAACCGTTGCTGGCTACTATCAATTCAATATTGCGGTGCAAGTCGGGACAACAACATTCCCAGCAGGCGCAGCAATTTATAAAAACGGCGCGTCCGCTGGTTATTCGCTTGGCTCTTTCCAAGCAGCGGCTTTATTTGCACAAGCATCATTTTCGACAATTTTGTTGATGAATGGGACTACAGACTACATTGAAGCATACGCAATTCAAGTTTCCGGTGGCGCTGTTAGTGCAGTAAATGGTGTCACCGGATTTAACGGATGTTTTTTAAGGGGATAACAAATGAACATTATTGAAAAACTCATGTCAATTTATCCAGAACTGACAACGCTTGATCTGACCACTTGCATCAATTTGCAAGATGATCTTGACGGCAAAGGGGCTTACATCGCGATATGGAACCACCCTACGCTTGCAAAACCAACTGACGAACAACTGAAAGAAGTCTGAAATGTCTACAAACTCGCAAATTGCATTTGCCCCACTTGGCAATACCGTTGTCATCCCTGCTGCCGCTGTTGCTCCTACTGGCGTCCAGGCGCTGGTGCTTGCCAGGCTTGATGCCCAGGCTACAGGCCAGTACCGCATCATTAACTCTAGCTCCAACACGGTGTTTCTGGGTGTTGGCCCAACCGCTGCAATCGCCACGGCAAACGCAGTGGCCCCGGTCGCTGGCACGCCTTCAGCAGCCATTGTGCTGGTGGCTGGTGCCGTTGAGGTGCTTCGCTTTGGGCGCGAGTCATACTTCAGTGGCCTGGCCTCGGCTGCGTCCACCGTCTACATCGTCCAGGGCGAGGGCATGTAATGAATCAGGTCGATGCAACCGATGCACGACTTCAAACGCACGAGGAAATTTGTGCGCTGCGGTACGAGTCCATCCAGAAGTCGTTTGAGTCAGGCAGCAAGCGCATGAGCCGCATCGAGTACATCCTTTATGCACTCATTGCCGTGACGCTGCTCGGCCCAGGCTTTGCTGCTGAGATGCTGAAAAAGATGCTGGGGGGCTGATGATTGACCTCACCAAGGCCATTGGCGCCATTGCAGCAAGCATCGCGGCAATCGGTGGGGGCTACACCCTTGCCGACAAGTTTGGATGGTTTGACAGGGCCATTCTTGAGTGGCATCCAGAGCATTTCAAAATCGTAGCTGAAGCAGGAAAGCCTATCAACGTCACTGTTGCTCGGGTCAAAAAGCGTGATGATTGCTCTGTAGAAAGTTTCACCCCAAGTGTCCGTGACGCATCAGGCATGGTGCATGAAGCAACTACTACAGCAAGCAAATTTAGTGGTCCAGCAGGGCCAACAATTGATACGTTCACCTACCAATTGACGATGGTGAAAAAAGAGAAGATTGCACCGGGTGCAGCAACTCTGTTGGCAACCATCAAGTACAAATGTCCAGAGGGTGAGCGCGTTGTGCAGTATCCCCGACATGCAAACCTGTCATTTTTATTGGAGAAATAATGGACTGGCTTAAACAAATCGCACCGACCATCGCCACTGCACTAGGTGGCCCACTGGCAGGCATGGCGGTGTCTGCTATCTCAAAAGCCATCGGCGTAGATGAAGCAAAGGTTGGCGACCTAATCAGCAACAACAAGCTAACCGCCGACCAGATTGCGCAGGTGAAACTAGCTGAAATTGAATTGCAAAAGCAGGCGCAAGAACTTGGCCTGAACTTTGAAAAGCTAGAGGTGGAAGACCGCAAGAGCGCTAGGGATATGCAAGCCACAACTCGCTCAATGATGCCACCATTGCTTGCTGGTGCTGTGACGCTAGGCTTCTTTGGAATCATGGTGATGATGTTCTTCAACCAGATCGACAGCAGCAACCCGGCTATCCTGATGATGTTGGGCAGTTTAGGAACAGCCTGGACTGGCATCATTGCCTATTACTTTGGTTCCTCTGCTGGCTCACAAGCCAAAACTGATTTGTTGAGCAAAAAATGACCCCGCACTTTACCCTTGCTGAGTTGACGCACACTGATCACCGTCTGCTGGACAACACGCCGAATGCTGCTGAGTTGGTTAACATCAAGAGACTGGCTGAGTTTCTGGAGACTGTCAAAACCACATTGGGCGGCAAGCCAATAATGATTAACAGCGCCTTTCGCTCCAAGGCCGTTAATGACGCTGTGGGCAGCAAAGATACCTCTCAGCATAGGCAAGGCTTGGCGGCAGACTTTAGAGTGCCTGGGATGGTTCCTGATGCCGTTGTAAGGGCAATCATTGCAGCCAAGTTGCCTTTTGATCAGATCATCCGCGAGTTTGACGCCTGGACGCACATCAGCATCAGCGACAAACCCCGGCGTCAGGCGCTAATCATTGACAAGCAGGGAACTAGGGTTTTTGCGTAGCAGACTCATAGCGTCCTTTAAGTCTTGACGTAGCTGCTCAATCGCCTCCTGCTGGGCTTGAAGTCTCAGGTAGGCGTCCAAGGCAAACTTGTCCAGCGTCTGACGCTCCCA